TTTCTTTTTTATGAAGAAGACGATTCGGTTTTTTACGAGCAGTTTCTAATTATGATGGCTCGTGGTGGCGGTAAAAATGGTTTGATTTCATCATTATGTCATTTCTTTATTAGTCCACTACACGGGATAGAACGCTACAATGTTTCAATTGTGGCTAACAACGAGAAGCAAGCTAAAGTTTCTTTTCGTGAAGTCTATGATGCTATTAAAGGAAAAGAAATACTAGAAGATATGTTTTATCGAACTAAGGTAGAGATACTGAGTAACGATACTCAAAGTATTATGCAATATCATACATCTAATGCTGGTTCTAAGGATGGACTTCGTGACGGTTGTGTTATTTACGATGAAATACATCATATGAAAATTTTGATGTAGTAAATGTATTCTCTAGTGGACTTGGAAAAGTGCCAAATGCTAGAGAATTTTTTATTGGTACAGATGGCTTTGTCCGCGACGGATTCCTGGACAAGACGAAAGAGCGAGCGATGAACATTCTAAAGGGAAAAGATTTAGAAGATCCATTATTTCCTTTTATTTGCAAGATAGATAATCCAGAAGAAATTGATAATCCTGATGTATGGGAAAAAGCGAATCCGATGTTTAGTGAGCCGAGAAGTTCTTATGCTAAACAATTATTTAAAAAGGTATTAACTCAATATAAACAGTTAGAGAATAATCCTTCAAACCGTGAAGAATTTATAACAAAACGGATGAATTATCGCGAAACAGACCTAACAAAGTCTGTAGCTTCATGGGAAGAGATAATGCGTACTGGTTTTGAAGAAGATGGAGAAACGCGTTCGTTCATTATGCGGTTGACTGGAATGAAATAATCCAAATCGCAGATACAAAGTCCAGTGCTTATGGTGGAGGTACTGCTGCTAATAAACGATTTGTACATGTAGAGTTATGCGAAACAGTGGACTATACAAAATTCAAACGCAGCTATGATAAATATGTTAAGTTACTAGCTAAAATCTTACGTGACCGTAGATTATCTGTAGAAAAAGGATTATGGACTCACTATGATGTAACGAAATACCTTGGTGGAACAGATCATGAAGATCCACTTGACTACTTAAAGTTTCATTTATTTTGTGCGGGCTGAAAGGGATGGTTGGTTAAATCTTGGTGGGATCAGTGGATTAAGAACGATCCATCTTATGTGAAGTTTAATAAGAAAAGTACAGTTGATTCACCTATTGTAGGGAAGCGTGTGGTTTCTAAGGTTAATAATCTACGTTTCTATGATGCTCCATCTTGTCAGGTTTCGTAGATGCAGGTGAGGGATATACAATTGAAGGAAAGGTAAATATGGACGGTTCACTACAATTTAAGGTGCACCATTGTATAGGGAAAACATATTATATTACGATTAATGAAGTTTATGTGTATGTAAGATAACTGTATTACTACAATATAGTACAATCATAGGAGGTAGTTATGTGTTTGATAAAAATGAAATACAAACGATAAATGTAAATGGGATACTTCAAGCAAATGCATTAAATCCAAATGTAATTGGCCCTACACTTCCTCCAATCCCACCATTTACTTTACCAACCGGTCCCACGGGTCCAACAGGAGGGACAGGCCCAACGGGAGGAACGGGTCCAACAGGAGGGACAGGTCCAACGGGAGGAACGGGTCCAACAGGAGACACAGGCCCGACAGGAGCAACTGAAGGTTGTCTTTGTGATTGCTGTGTTTTACCTATGCAAAGCGTTTTACAACAACTTATTGGAGAAACTGTTATTCTTGGCACTATTGCAGACACACCCAACACGCCCCCACTTTTCTTTCTATTTACTATCACTTCCGTGAATGATTTTTTAGTTACAGTTACAGATGGCACTACAACCTTTGTGGTCAATATTTCTGATGTAACAGGAGTAGGTTTTTTACCACCAGGACCACCTATAACATTACTTCCACCTACCGATGTAGGATGCGAGTGTGAATGTCGTGAACGACCAATTAGACAGTTACTGGATGCGTTTATCGGATCTACAGTGAGTCTTTTAGCAAGTAATGGTTCTATTGCAGCGGATTTTAACGTGGAACAAACGGGACTTGGTATAGTACTAGGGACATTACCTATAAATCCAACTACAACTGTTAGGTTTGCTATTTCAACTTGTAAAATTACAGCTGTGAATATAACTCCTGCTACGATATAGTGGATTTCTTTCAGAAGTATCTGTTCCTAATCGATTAAAAAGCAGAGTAGACAATCTACGTTTCTATAATGCTCCATCTTAGCAGGATAAAGATGGAGCTGGTTCTGTAGATACAGGATTGGGATTTATAATTGATGCAAAAGTGAGTGTCAATGGTTCGCCACAGTATAAAGTACATAACAGTAAAGGAAAAACATACTATACTACTACAAATGAAACCTATGTATTTACTCATCTAACACAATGTATCTTCATGATTAATTAGCTGTGTCCTCTTGCTCTTTCTAAATCCTCTATCTGTAAATTCTCCACAACTATATTATTGGCGTACAATAATTAGGTAAATGTGTCTAAATGGTTTTCTAAGCGTACAAAATTCCCAAATTGATATGGTAAGTTTATGAAAATAATAGTGAAAAATAATATATATGTCTAATACACTATCGAGTTTTATCCATATTATCTTATTAAGAATTACAAAAGGAGGTGGAAAAAGAATGGACGAGCATATACAACCTCAACTTTCACCGCCAGGGATCACATATTTTAATGAACTTAGAAATTCAGTAGGAGCTGATCCAACTGTAACAGTAGGTCCGCTAATACCGACTGATGGAAATTTTATTATTTTAGTACAAACTACGGATTTTGAAAAAGCGATTGCATTAGCTACACTTCTTAAACCTACAGTGCAATTTGTTGTACAGCCGCAGTTCTCGGGTGGAGCGAATGTTGTTTTTCCAGTTTTTTCTGCAGAAGTAATACAGTTTTTTAATGATGATATATCTAATCTGTGTCAAACTTTCACAGAAGTCGTTGCAAAAGTTTTTCGTGATGTAATGAATGATGCAATATGCGGTATACCGATTTTATACTCGACAAGTTGTAGTACAAGTACTGAAACTACATAATTTATTGGTGAAAAAACTGATCAAAATAAAGAAATACAACCAAAATTGTTTTATTAATTTAAAAGAGACATTTCCAATTTTAGGAGATGTCTTCTTTCATTTGTAAAACGAATACATGTCCTAAGAAATTTACTTCATTTATAAAAAATTCTTATATATGATTAATAGAATCATTATAAAAAGTGCTAACAAGTTTGCAAACGAACTTACTAACACATATAAGAAATAGATAAAAAATATCGCTGATATGTCACCTTCAAATATAGACTTAATCATATAGAAAACACTAATACTGAATACTCATAAAATCATTCGTGATATCAAAGATAGATAATGTATTCAAGGAATTTTGATACCCGATATATCTAGAAGTCCATAATAAGTTTTTGAGAGTGTACGTACTAAAAAATATATGCTGGCTAATAAAATTTTATTAAAATGCTGGAACTTCGATAGTCGCGGTTGTTATTAAAGTGATTGGGATAGTAAAGGTAATTGTATTTGTTGCTCCACCAGAAATAGTAAGTACGCCAGTGTCAATTACTCTATCGGTAAGAATTAATGTTGGTAGATCCGTATTACCGGTAGGTCCAATTGAACCCGGATTTAATGCGGTGGTATTGGTTTTAACTCGACTTCAAATAATTCACTTTCAAGTTCATTAAGTGCAAACATTGATACAGGGTATGGAGATGTATTAGACAAAATTTGTGATGAAATAGGTTCTCCTAATGATGAGAAAAATGTAACAAACACTTGTGAAAGTGGAGGGACCATAATGATAATACGATCAGTTTTTTGTAACGTATGAACCAACTCCAAAATTATATAGTTTATAAGAATTCAAAACTATATTCGATAAATATGAAGATATTTTTATTAAGGTTTTTCCATTAGTGAATTGAGAAAATTAATACATTCTATCTTTCTATGAGTGGGGGGTATACAATAGCGTATGCTTGTCCAATTTATATGTGAGAAGCTAACTAAAATTTTACTGGTTTCAGGATTTATATGAGTGATTATAGCATTATTAGTCATACTAATAAGGGTAAGACCGCATGTCCATCAACTTAATTTTTAAGTAGGTCAATTTTGAACAATAAGAAATTCTATTAGTTACAAATGGCTAGTTTAATTCTGTAGGACAAGGTGAAAAGTCTAATTCGAAAAATTGAGCGCTGACTAATTCACAATACGGTTGTTCGTTATAAAACATTGTATTTTCGAAGAAGTATTTGTCTAAACGTGGTAAATCACCATTTTTAGGCTTAATAAAGTGAGACGTAATTGGATAAAGAATAGAGGAATTGCTAGTAAGTATAGGCAATCCATTTTTTATATTTGTTTTTTGTAAAATTATTGTAAAACGTAAATACAATATATAACAATGTAATGTATAATGTGTAAGTAATATATTTGAGATGTTAGGGGTGATGTATTCGATAATTACGTGTAACTTTTAAAAGCGTTATTTTAATAACGTATTATTATAATAAATTGTTTTAAATTCTTCTTTTAGACTTTTAATTTTAAATTGTTTAGATTCAGTAATTGGTGTTTCTCATTTTTTGATAATCAAGATAAATGAAGAGAGGAAGTACTCAATACATGGAAAAATTACGGTTATTAACATTTAAAAATATAGTAGAGCCACTTTTAAAGGAACATGTATCATTTATATATTTTCCGATTGAATGGCTAGACATTGTAGAGATACATTACAAGACATTTTTATTAACTAATAAGTTAAAGCGTTTAAATGAAAGATTGTATGATATGTTTTCTGATATATTGTTTATTCAGCATAATCCGTATGTATTAAATGAAAATACGCCATGGATTGTGTCAAAAGAACCAATTAGGCAAGAACAACTTGATTATATATTTCAAAGTTGGTATGAGGTCATTCATGATTGGAAACCGAATCAATTAATGGAACCGCCAAAATATGAATGGCATGACGATTTGATTTCGAATGTAACAGTATTACATGATAGTGAAACGTTTTCTAAATGGGTACCCGCATTAATTTCACATGTTTTTTGTGTACAACCTATACGAATTGAGAATAAAAATGAAGAAATCTATTTTTCTCCACTTCGATCACAAAATATTTGTGAGGCAATGTCAGAGCCGATTAAAGATGAAAAAACACAAGACTTTTTCGCCTATGTATACCGATTTGAATGTATAACTCGTGGTGGTGAGAATATTCCATTATTAAAGGTTACAGTAGGTATTCGGAGATTCTACCAAGAATATAACCATCCGGATATCCCTTTACTTTTGCGACGAAAACGAGGCATGATATTGATTTCTACTTCAGAATTTGCATCAGATAATAAAAAAATGCGGTTTGTAAAGTTAAAAGTACAACAAGCTACAAACGGTATGAAATGGATTAAGTTATTTAGAACATTAAAAGATGATTTTCAAATAGGTGGAGAAATTGAATTAGACCATATTGTCCAATATCCGAAAGATTATATTGTCGGAACAAACAGAAGAGTATTACTTCCGTATAATGAGAGAATATATAAAGTGCAAGGTACTAAAAAAAAGCTAGGTATAAAAGTAAAGGAGAAAGGATATCTATTTAAAGAATTTCAGCGGAAATTTTCACATTTCACATTACTGCCAGAATGCAAAAGGGTAGCAACAAATAATGAAAATGAATTATTATCATTATACCCATCTAAATCCGCCTATAACAAGAGGTATTGGCGCCTTATTAAATACTATTGCCCACAATTTGCCCACGAGATTTTAAAAAATCATCATATTGATTCACTGCGATTTCTTCCATAGATTTTGTTACATGTAGATAAACATCCGCTGTCATATTAATAGTGGTATGTCCAAGGCGCTCAGAAACATATTTTATATTTGCTCCACTTTGTAACAGATGTACAGCATGTGTATGCCTGAAGCCATGTAATGTAATGTATTCGAAGCCACCATTTTTGCATGCTTTTTTCAAAAACGCTAGCGTCGAAGCTTGTAACATACAAGAATTATCTTCATTGGTAAACACAAAGTTATAATCCTTATAATATTTTCCGTTTTTTAAGGTGCTTTTAGCTTGTTCTTTTTTTATCGTCTTTAAAAGTGCTAATGTAGAAGCATCCAAAGTAAGTGTTCTTATGCTACTTTTATTTTTAGGTGGTCCGAATTTTATAGATTGATTTCTTTGAGTGGTAATTAAAGTTTTGTTGATATAGACTTGTTTTTTTTCAAATTCTATATCATTCCATTGTAACGACAAACATTCTCCGATTCGTAAGCCAGTTCTCGATAAAAACATAAATAGAGAATAGTATTTAAAAGTAGCTTGTTCATTTAAAACGTAGTTTAAAAATGATTCTAATTCATCAATGTCAAAGCATTTAATTTTTTTTCGATTGTCAATTACCTTATGTTCTTTGATACTAATTTTATTGATTGGATTCTTAGTGAGAATTTCAAGTTCATTAACCGCTATTTCCAATGCATTATGCATTGTAGAGTTAATCAGTAAAACGGTTTGCTTACTAAGTTTTTTTAGAAGATCATTTATAAATTTTTGGTATTTAACACGTGTTAAATCTTTTAATTTTATGTTACCAAATGCAGGTAATATATACAATCGAATATTCTTTTTATAAACTTTATATGTTTGTTCAGAAATAGTTCCTTTTTTATAAGTATCTAGCCATTCATACATATAAGTGTTGAATGTTAAATTACTAATGTTTATGCCAATCCCGCTAGCTAACTTTTCTTCAACCTTAGCAGCAGCTAATTGTGCCTCTTTCTTTGTTTTAAATCCACCTTTAGATGTTTCTTTGTACTTCCCTAACTCTTTATATCTAACACGATATTCCCATTTGTCCTTACGTTTTCTAAAACTCGCCATTGTAATCACTCCATTCTATTTTTAAAGAATGTTCATTTTTTAATGTGTAAAAATATATAGTGGACTTCAAATGAATCTTTCCATTTGTTTAGGTATTCCATAATGCTGTAATAACTCTTGTTTGGTTTGTATGTAGTAATCATGATGACTTCCATCTATAAGAAATCTTGTTGCAAAATAATTTGCTTCAGCTTCTATACGGATTTCAGAACAAAGTGATACCGTAGATAATTTAGGGGTATTTTCATTTGGGTGAAAGATAGCATGTCCTAATTCATGAAAACAGGTGAATACTTGATTTTGATATGAAAGTCGTTCGTTAATATGAATAAAGGGGATACGAGATATTTTGTGATAGTATCCAAAAATATCTCCTAAGTCTTCTGTAATGACCACAATTCCCTTTTTTTCGGCAATAAGAAATGGATCCCTGGTGTTATATTGTCTAAGTAGTTTATCTATTGCTAAATTGATTTGCTGTTTTGAAACCAACCAGATCCGCTCCTATCAGTTTTCGTTTCTGTATTTATTAGGTGTGAATTTCTTTTTAGCCATTTGCTTTCCTAATCTAAGAGAATTTTCTAATGAGACGATTAACAATTTTCTAGTTTCCTCTGACATAGGTTCAGAGTCTTTTGAAAAAGCAAGAGCCTCCGATTTACTCATATCTTCTATTAATTCTTCTAATTTCTTTTGTATATCTTTTTCATCCTTCTCTGTAAGTTCCCAGTACTCTTTGTTAGTTCTACCTAATAGGTAGTCAACACTAACGTTGAAATAATCTGCCACTTGTTGCAGTTTATCAATAGCAGGTTTTTGCGTTTTCCACTTATACAGTGAATTTTCTCCCATATTTAGCTGCTTTGCTAAATCGGATAGTGATATTCCTTTCTTGCTCGCGAGCTCCTTAATTATGTTGAATGTAGACATACAAATCACCCTTATTAAAGCTACGAACACCTTTCTATCCAATTGGATACAAAAGTATTGACTTTTATCCGATTGGATATTAAACTATGTTCATAAGCTAATTATTTAGCCATGAAACCATAACAAATTAAACCTATATAGCACGTCCCTCAACGTTTAAAGGTAATTTAATTTGGTTTATTTAGCTATGCTCTAATTTTATCTAATTGGATAGAATTAGTCAATAGAAAGCTAAAAAATTAGCTAAATGTATAGAAGGAGGTGCAGGTATGGATAAAGCATTTGGTAAGAAAGTGAAAATGTGGCTATTTGTTAATGAAATGAAACAAGGAGAATTAGCAAAAATGCTAAACGTTTCTGGTCCATATCTCTCTGATATTTTGCACGGTAAAAGAGAAGGCAAAAAAGTAAGAGAAAAAATAAATCGAATGTTGGAAAGTGAGGAGATTTGTTAATGACAGCAACTGTGCAAGTTGTTATTGATGAGACTTACTTACAAAAAGAAGTTTCTCGTCAGGTTAATGAAAGATTGTCGGATATGGGAGTTGGTACTTGGTGGGATATGAAAAGACTTCAATACGAAACAAGTCGAAGTTATGACTGGTTAATGGAATATGTTGTTTGTGATCCTCGTGTACAAAAATTCGCAAAACAAAAAAATAATCGCTGGTTATTTAAGGCGAGAGAAATGAAAGAATTTCTTTCTAAATTTTTCGATGAGTTGTAGGAGTGAATAAAAATGAAAAATGGTAAAAATCCAACCAAGAAGGAAAAGGTCCATATCAAATCATATAATTTAAACCCTGATAATTGGTTAATATTCAAAAAAGTAAGTAACGAATTACATTTGGTACATCGCAACGTGAATAAAACTAAGGTCATTCCAAGTTTATAGTCAGGAGGAAATTTGAATGAATCAAATAGCTGCAGTGAATGAAATGCCAATACATAGTGAGCTGGTATTTGAAAGTAACGGGAAAGTTGTTACAGATAGTTTGATGATTGCAGAAGTATTTAATAAACGTCATGACAATGTTATATCTGATATCAAAACTCAAATGGATTATGCAGGGGTAGAATTTTCGCTCCTAAATTTTAAGGAGCGAACATATGAAAATAGAGGGCGGCGTTATCCTAAAATCGATTTGACAGAAGAAGCCTTTACATTAGTTGTAATGAGCTACAACACAAAAGAAGCTGTTCAATTGAAAATTAAATTTATCGAAGAATTCAAGCGTATGAAACAACACATACAAAATCAACAAAAAGTACCTACAGATCCAATGGGCGTTTTAAAGCTAACATTTCAAGCTTTAGAAGGACATACTCAGGAAATTCAGGAGATTAAGTCTGAGGTTAAGGATTTGCGGGAGAATGCTCCACTGTATGCTATTGAGTGTGATGAAATATCAAAAGTTGTAAGAAAGTTAGGGGTTCTTCTACTGGGCGGAAAAGATTCTAATGCTTATCAGGATATTGGTATTAGAAGAAAGCTATATAGCGATATTTATAGTCAATTGCATAGAGAGTTTGGTGTGAATAGTTATAAAGCTATCAAACGTCACCATTTAGATAGAGCAATTCAAATTATTAATGAGGAATATTCAGTTCCAACAATTTTAGATGAGGAAATCGCGGCTACAAATGCACAAATACACATGACAGAAGTGCAATAGGAGGAAGTAACATGCAACAAAAGATTTTAGTAATTACTAGTAATTTCGCAGGTTTTCCAGGTATCAGCGAATTCAATACAAAAGATGCTGCAAAAGAAGAAGTTAAAAAGTTGATTAAAAAAGGAGTAAGTCAAAAATCAGTTCGTGTAACGCAAGAAATACCTATGAATATCGAAGTGCATGTGGATGTTGAATTTTAATTAAGAAAGGTTTAGGTGAGAGAAGAAATGGAAGTCATGATTGATTTAAATACATTTGCTGATGGGGCACTGTCTGAAAGGTTTCATCAAGAGTTTGAACGTGTAATGGAAAATATGAATGATTTAAATACTGACCCTAAAAAGGCAAGGAAAATTGTTGTAACGCTTTCGTTTTCTGGAGATCAGAAGAGAGAAGTATGGAATTGCCAGGTTCAAGCAACTTCAAAACTAGCACCAACAGAGGCTGTTGAATCTAAAATTCTATTAGATATGGATCAGAACGGTAATTTAGTTGGGCAAGAATTAGCTTCTGGACTCAAAGGTCAATACTTCATGGATTTACAAGGTGATGTAAGAACAGATGTTGGACAACCTGTGGAAGAAGCAGAAGTAGTTGAACACAACAAAGCTGCAGATAAGCAAACGGTAGTAATCGATTATTTAAAAACTAAATCAAATTAAGAAATGGGGATATATAAAATGACTATGACAAAAGAAGCAATTGAAAAAGTATTAGAAATTGGAACAGTTGAAACACATAAAATTGGTGAACAAACATATGCAACGCAGCGCTTACATCTTGTGCAAGAACCAACACCAGCTGAAATTGTATTACGCAGTTTGTCTGGTTTAGTAAGTTATGTGAAATCAGAATTTGATACAGCAGAGTCTTTAATGATTCATATTGAGAACCCGACAACAGTGAGTGCCTTTACGGCAGTTAATGGTGATAAAAGACGAAGTGTATATATTCAAGCGCAGGCATCTATCCCACGTTTTGGTTTCAGTAATTTTCATGACAGGGAAGAATTTAATATCGCATTGCAATCAGGTTTTGTACAAAACACACATCGTGACATTGTTTTAAAAGTAGTAGGAACTGTTGTAGAAGGAGCGGTTAAGGAAATTGGTGATGATGGTGTATCACAGGCAGTAACAGCAAAAACAAGTGTTGCTAACAGGGAAAATGTAAAAGTGCCAAATCCAGTAGAGTTAAGTCCATATAGAACATTTGTAGAGGTCGAGCAACCAGAGAGTAAGTTTGTATTTAGAATGCGTGAAGGTGCTCGTTGTGGCTTATTTGAAGCTGATGGTGGAGCGTGGAAGCTTGAAGCGATGAATAACATTAAAGAGTACTTAAACAACGAACTGGCGCAAGAAATAGAGTCTAAAAAGGTGTTTATTTTAGCCTAATGGACATTACAGAAGTAGAAAGTGTGAAAAACGTCTGTATCTTTGGTTTTGGGTTTGCAGTATTTATGTATGGATTATACAAAGGGGGTACTTTTATCGAGCGAAAGCTTGATGAAAGTGATCACCTTGAAAGAGGGGTGCTAAACAATGGGGACAGAAAACAGAGTTCTTCCAAAACATCTAGAGAAGGCTATGGAATTAGAAGAAGAGCGTAGAGAATGCATGCGCAATCAGCAGCTTTTATATAAGCAAATGGAACAAGAAAATCGAAATGGTAACAAGAACGCTTATGTTGAACTACATGCTTTATATCAGAAACAAATCAAACGAGATTTAGAAATATCAAAAGAGTTATCAGCTATGTACTTTAAGAAAATGAAAAAAGATTCCTCTAAGGAGAGTAAAGATGTTTTAGATGTAGCAGATCGTCTGGAAGCTGTAGGAGGAAGAAAAGAAGTTGTTGAAGCAATTCGAAGGAATGCATAAAAAAAGAACCCGCTGCAACGGGTCCTAAAGTAAAAATAACAATATGTATTATAGCAATTTATTGATTTTTTGCAAATAGGAGAGGTAGGGAATATGGGAATCGTAAGAGTAGAAAAGACCAAAAATTATTCTGTCGTAAATAATACCGGTTTAAGAGACGAAAGGCTTTCATGGAAAGCGAAAGGTATTTTAGCGTATATCCTTACACTTCCGGATGATTGGGTATTTTATAGAGAAGAGTTAGCTACACACGCGAAAGATGGTCTTGATAGTTTAAGAAGCGGCATGAAGGAGTTAAAAGAATACGGATATTTACAACGCCTTCCAATCAGAAACGATAACAATAAAATTGTCAGTTGGGAAACAGTAATTCATGAAGTTCCGCAAGTGGAGCCATTGGCGGATTTTCCACCAGTGGAAAACCCACCGGTGGGAAATCCTCCGGTGGAAAATCCCGAACTACTAAATACTAATATACCAAGTACTAATAAACTAAATACTAATATACCAAATACTAATCATCATCATGATAAGGATGAATCCAAATCTCATGTATTAGTCGATGAGGAATTTAAAATCAGTTACAACTTCTTAAAAGAGAAAGGTATTCCTTTAAGTGAAATTGCAATTACAGAACTAGGAGAGTTTTGTGATTTGTTTGGTCGGGAGTTGATTTTACATGCGACTAATAAAGCAATTGATGAGAATGCGCCTAAATGGAATTACATAAAAGCGATATTGAAGAATTGGCAAAAACAAAAAGTAAAAACATTAGATGATGTTGCTGCATTAGATAGACGTTTTGAAATGAGTAAGAACAGGAATTTTAAGAGATCGGGTAAAGGTCAATTGAATAGAAAAGAAATTGTTCCAGATTGGTTACGTGAAGATGTTGAACCACCTAAAAAAGAAATAGAAAAACCAAACTCACAATCTACCGATGAAGAGCGTGAGAGACTGCAAGCAGTGTTAAATAAATATAAATCATAGGAGCGATTTACATGTTAGATATCTTTGCTGATGTAGGGGAATGGTGTGATATTTGTGGTAATTCTATTCCTCCTACCGATGAAAGAAATATGTATATTGATGGGTTAGAGAAAACATTGTGTAAAAGCTGTAGTGGACAAATAGAGCAAACGTTAAAAGTGTTAGATTTTCGTTTAATCTGCGATTTGCTAAGTGAATTAATAAAAGGATTTGGTCGTGTGAAGGTCCGTCAATTCAATTTAGTAACTGCAGAAAGATACATTATTGAAAACGAAGTGGTTCTAACTATTGAAAAACGTGGTGGTAAGTTCAATCAAGAGCCTTTAGGTCAATTTGTTTCATTATCTACACAAGAGTTAATCACAGTCATAGAATTTTTAAAGAGAAAAATTAATCCTAATTTATGGATGAATGCTGTGATAGGAAATGTTTTGGAGAAACAAATAATTATTACATTAGGGCAAGTGGAATGGAGCGAGAATAAATGAATTTACAAATAGCAAATCAAAAGGAATTAAAAGGACAATGGGTTGTTTGTGAACTGGAAGATGGTCCACAAATTACAAAGGTTGAAAAGGCGGTTAACAATAACGTTCATAACAAAATGGCATTATGGGGATTTTGGCAAAGTGAAGGTTCAATTAAGGGAGAATGGGGATTCAATCATATAGATCAGTGCCGTTTGGCTACTGCGGAAGAAATTGATATGGAAAGTTGGCGTGAAGTATTCAGACGTAAAGGAAGAGTCCCAAGTAAGTTTATTACAGGTGACTGGGTAACGGATGAAGTAAATGCACTAACAGTACTATATCAAGATGATGACATTGTAACGGTGGGCGTTGTTAACTCTATTAAAACATATCAAGTTGCTGCAGAAGATTTAGAACCATTGTTTTTTAAAGAAGACATGGCAGAGTGAAGTAAATTGCTTGCACCTCCAATATTTTCTGTGTTGGTGATTATGATTGTGTTTAGGACGTTAGATAAATACTAGGATAAGAAACAAAAAATGATGTTCCGATTGAGAGATTAGTATAAAAATTTCATTTTGCTGAAAAAATGGCTTTTCAGATTCAGGAGAAACTAAGGCGTTTTTTAATCCTAATACAAATTATCATGAGAATGTTAAAACGCCTCAGAAAGTAAAATAAGCGCATTTTACTAAGTTTATAATTTTTAGTAGAAAGTAGGGTTATAAGTGGCTAATCGTAAGAAAAGAAAATTCCAGAAATCAATTAATAAACGTGTAAAAAAATTCGAAAGAGATAGAGTTACAGCTGCATGGAGAAACATATTTGTAAAACGTGGAATCTTGAAATAGAAAGTAGGTTATCTATATGGGTTATACAAATAGAGGAATGGCGTTAGAGCTTTTATTAAATAATACAAATCGAATGTATAAGGCAGCAAACATAGGTGTTTTCAATAAAAGACCGACACCAATTAAAGTGTTAAAAACAGATAAACGAGGAAATATAACGAAAAGTAATTGGCAAGAGAAATCAACAGTTGATTATGATGGTGTATACAAAGGAAGAGCAGTATATTTTGAAGCGAAATCTACTGAAAAGACAACGAGTTTCCCATTAGAATATATACATAGACATCAAATTGATTACCTAAAGGATACTCAAGAAGTGGGGGCTATTTGCTTCTTCATAATTGAATTCCGAACAGACCATGTTATATATTTTGTTCCAGTTTCCTTAGTAGTCGAATATTACGAATCAATGATTTATGATGGAGGAAGAAAATCTATTCCGAGAGAGGAATTTGAGAAGAGAGCGTATATAGTGCCACAAACAAATAGAGCAGCTGTTGATTATTTGTATCATGTAGAAAAATTAGGGATGACAGCTATATGAATAAAAAAGAAGCAAGGATGGAAGTTGGGAAGTTAATAGAGGGTCATTGTCACAGTTGTAAAAATAGGTGTTCTCGTGATTTGGAATATTGTTGGAGTAAATGCGAGATTGGAAAAAGACTTAATGAAATTGGTGCTTTTTTGGGTGGTAAAGTTGTTAATAAAAAGCAAAAACGAAGAGCAACAGTGCAATGAGATGAAATTTGCGAAACAACAGTCAAGCTTAAAGAGAGTGGAATGATATACCAAAAGATTGCTAGTAAGTTTAACGTGAGCGTGGGGTATTTAAGGATACAGCTAGAAAGAAGAGGTATGAAAAAACAAGCCCAAGCTTTGAAATAGAAAGTAGGTGAGTCATCCCTTGTTTAGATGGCTTAAAGATTATCAAAAATTAGAAGAAGAAATTGCATATTTGGAATATGACTTAGAACAAACAGAAGCTGAATTAAAACGCTGGATCAGTGGTGATTTGTGTGATGTGCGTTTAACTCCAGATTCTCAAGGTGCAAAGGTAGAAGAGATAATCGAGAAGAAAAAAGGCGAACTTTATATGAAACAAGAGCAAAGGAGAAATCTTGTACATTTAATAAGTAAGTTCAAAGGTTTAGAAAATCAAATACTTAAAAGGAAGTATATTGACGGAATGACCTTAGAAGAAGTAGCTGAGAATATGAATTACAGTTCTAGCTATATTTATAAAAAACATGCTGAGATTATAAGGCGGATAAAGTTTGCGGAAGAACTTGCACTTTGATGACACTCAGCTCTGTGAATGTTAACCGTTGAAAAAATGAATTATAGTAATTTCATAGAATTTTACGTCAGAGCAACTGGTGTATGGTTGCTCTTTTCTATCTTTATAGAAGCGTGAAATTTTAATGGGTTGGTTACCGAATGAAACTTTTATGGATGTCTGTTTGAACGAACTGGCGTTTATGGGGAAAGTACATAATTACAATCAGAACTTCCGAATCTATTTGTAATTATGGTGGAATACAAAAAATAACTAAACGGTCTATAAGGAGGGCTTTTGTTCTTCTTCCAGTTACTGATATAGGACATATAGTGATTAAATAGAGATTTTGCAGTGATTGGAAGAAAAACAAGATGGTTGAAATAAGATGCATTTTATCGATTAGCATTAAATTTAAATATTGCAATTATAAAGTTATAAAAAAGAAGCCAATACATAGGCTTCTTTTTTTATGAAACTTTATTATTACTATCTAATATTTTTGTTATATCAATTGTTTCTGATTTGATGCCAATCATATGTAATGCTAATTGAGCTTGAATTATTGAACGAATTTCTTCATTTTGAATAACTCCAGCAATATTTATAGCTTCTTGTTGTTTTAAATTTTCTCTTAAACTATCATGATATTCTTTAGAGCTTTCTCTTAACTTATGAGATTCTTTTAAAAATAGGACAGCAATAGCTTCAAATATCAGGCTACTTGTTAATTTTATTCCAAGAGCTATGTTATTAGAACCGTCTAATGATACGAATAAAATATAAACAAAAAAAGCAAATCCTAAAATGGACATAATAATCCCAGTGTAAAATTGTACTCTAGAGTGCATTAACGCTTGTTTTTGATGAATATTCATAACCTCTGCATTTTCATCTAAAGCGACTTCAACCTTGCTTTTAATGTAAGGAGTGTAAGTAATGGTACTATTTTTACCTCCTTTTACACTTGCGCTCGAATTTTCATTGATATTGTCTAACTCTACTGTGTATTTATGAATTCTATCTTTTACAGTTTTTTGTGTTTGTTCAGAAATTTTTCTACTGAAAAAGGAAGATGTTGCCATAAGAGCAAACGCTAACAACATAAATATTTGAGTAATAAAATCTAGATTGAATGGAAAGGACATATGTACACTCCTAATTATAATGATATGTGACAATTTTATAATACTTTAAGAGAAATAGAAAGATTTTCTAAAAAATAGAAATATCATTTAAAAAATTAGGTTTTATGCGTGTTAAATTTATATTATCAAGAATTAAATAAAACTTTATAGTAATCATAGGGAAATAAGTTGATTGTTTATTTAGAAGCACCCATATTAGGTTACCTTTGATTGAATAAAAAATTAAATAGACAGTGTTAAGTGAAGCTAGGGAATATTTAATACACTTATAGTAATAACATAAGAAATTGACGAAAGGGAAACTGGTACATAGTTGCTCTTTCATGATTTATTCCTGTATAGAAATGATGTAATATTATATTGGAAGTAATTTCTAATATGGGAGTGGATAAGGTGAATATTAAAGATAAACTAGAGTTAATAAATACACCAGAAGATGTATTTGATGCGGCTAAAGACCTGTTAGAAAATGGGCATGAACTAGTTGATACACTTTCTGAATATAGCCCGTATCTTAAAGTAGCTAGTAAATGGATGAATAAAAGAAGAGAGAACAAGTGTAAAGAATTCCTTCAAGGATTAGGAATGAAAGTGCTTTCGAAAGAGGAACTTACTTCTAATGATTTAAGAAAATTAGATGGGCTATTGAAAAAAAATGTTAATAGGCTATTAGTATTAGATATTCTAGAGGAAGCAACAAAAACAGCATCGGATACTTCCTCGAAGTTATTAGGGATTATAGCCGGTCAAGTAATGGAAGAGGAAAGACAATTCAATTATAATGATTGGATTCTTATTAATGGTCTAAAAAACATGAATGATTGGGATCTAGAAAATCTGAAGAAAGTATATTTTCATTTTGAAACACATCCAACAGAGGAAGTTATTAATACCACAAGTGTTTATTTAAATCTAACATTGAAGCAAGTAGGAGAGACAGCAGACGACGTGGTGAAAAATGTTAAATACAAAGAAGAATATAAAATGCTCAGGTCCTCTCTAATGAGGATGAGTAGTCTTCAAGTTTTAAGTACAGGTGAAATGATTTTTGATGACGATGGTGCATCATTTATATGGAATAAGGTAGGCCAAGAAATATACGAATTAATTAATGCGATTAATCAAGGATAGAATGGTTGGTTAATTATTTATTTAAAAAGATCAACAAAGGAGAAAAGTATGTCTAAAAATTTAAGAGAAATATTATTATACTATCGTAATGAAGCACTTTTAGGGAATGAGGTTCATGTTATTGCAATAAAAAATGGAGAAGAAGTTTTCAACGGGTTCTACAAAATATACGGCTTTATTGAAACTAATTTTAGTAAATTGAGTATAATGTGGCCAGAAGATAGTGTTGTTCCTGGTGAATATCGAGATTATTACGGAATGTCTAGTATGTATCCGGTGGATATTGAATATTTTGAGGAAGATGACTTAGTTCATTTGTCCGGAAAATATAGGGAGAATCCGTATAAGATAATTGTCCATTTACCTGAAAAACGTACATTTTAAAAAAACAAGTGAAAAGAGCATCCATTAGTGGATGCTTTTTATTATGAAAAAATTACTTTGTTTAATATATTTCAATTTGATAAAAGGAAAAGGTTTCATTTTGTCGAAATATAGTTTTAGGAGAGTGATTAAAATGAATTATGATGTGGAAATTAAAGGGAAAGAAGAACAAAAACAAAAATTATTGGACGAAATGGAAATGAAAAAAGAGCAATTTCTTCAGGAACTTATAGTATTTACAAGTACTTGGTTTGAAAATGAAACTGTACTTACTATAAAGAATAATCCAGAAAAAGTACTCCAACTAGGGGAAGATAGGGCTAGAGAATTAAAAGGGAAGTTGAAAGGGATTCAAGAGAAAAGCTCAGAATTAGTTCGGGAATATCTAGGAGTAGAGGAGCTTTGGTGGCACACGAATCAAGATACACTATCGTATCATGCTGCTCCTAACTTGCGAAAAAAACACGAGGAACAAATAAGATTAATGTTTGGTGATTTTGGGAAAATCTTTATTGAATATGGAATAGAAAATGCAGCTATAGAACATGATAGAAACTATTCTAGTAGTTGGGTTTATGCAGACTATAACAAAAAAACAGTGAAGTACAGATTTGGTCTTACTTTCCCAAAAGAGCTTATTGATATAAGCAATGAGTATAATGTATTGGTAAATAAAACTAAAAGTATTAATTCGGATATTAGAGAATTAAACGAAAAGAAAAAAGAAGACAATATTGAAGAGTTCTGGAAATCGCTCTAATAAAAAATTTCTCAAAGTCACTTTAATTTAAGTGACTTTTTTATTTTTGTTTTAACAGGAGAGTGGAATAAAATGATTACTGAAATTAGAAAAACAATATCAGGTACAGAGTATTGGGATAACGAAAAGAAGAAGAGTCTATTTGTTCCTCATAATGTAGACCCTGACTTTTTAGTAACTGTTAATCCTGAGAGTATGCTTATTGGTGTAGATATGGTAAATGACTCCGACACAACAGTAGTAAGTGAAGTGCCAGTGCTAAGTAACATGACAATCAAAGAGTTACGTGAGTATGCTGATGAGTTAGATATTGAAATTCCAGCTGATGTTAAAAAGAAAGAAGACATCATTGAATTACTATCATGAAGTACTGTGATTTTAACGGCTGCCATAACAAGATAAGTAAGGGAAGATATTGTGAAGAGCATAAACGCAACAAGCCACCAAGGAAGAAGAAGGACAAGAAGAATATTTATCATCATGAGAACAAAGCATTCTATCGTACTGATGCATGGAAGTGTGTTAGGTCTCAAGTATACGAACTAGAGCACGGCTGCTGTCAAAGATGTAAAAGGTTTGTCTTTGGGCGAAGTGCTCATGTTCATCACATCATACCGATTAAACAAGATGAAACACTTAAACTAGAAATAAACAACTTAATGCTACTTTGTCCAAAATGTCATATCAAAGAAGAAAATGAAGATAAACCAAAAAAGATTTTTCCGAGTTATTTCGGAAGCCCCCCTACCAAAAATTTAAATTTGTCCTCTGGGGAGGATAGGTAGCGTAGGGGGCATCTCTATCGTTAGACAACATTTAAAAAAAATAAAGGGGGGTGTGAAATGTCTACGAAAAAAGAGCGTCAAAAAATTGTTGCCGATAAAACAGAAGCTGAGAAAAATCGGATATTAAAAATTATGCGTGATGCGGATATTTACACCCTCACTTTAGATCCATTAATTGAATCATATTTAGATATTTTTGAAGTTTACATGACGATGTTTATTGAATGGAAAGAGAAAGGGTTTCCGCCTACTCAACGTCATACCAATAAAGTAGGGGCCACAAATAATTCAAAGCATCCATTGGCGCAGCAAGTAGAAACTTGGGCGGATAAGAAAACAAAAGCATTGGATTTATTGGGGCTTACTAATAAGGCTAAACCAGGTAAATATGTCACTGGTGGTTCTACTGTTGGGAAAAATGAAGAAGTGGAAAAGCCTAAATCAAAGGTTAGTGAATTAGATAAACATCGTGCAAAATGGCGTGGTGCAAAATGATTGAACAGGGCGTTAATTATGCAGATATTTATGCAAAACAAGTAAGAAAGAATCCTAAAAAATATCCCGATACTATCAAATCGATGGTAGATCGTTATTATAAATGGAAAAAGCGTAAAGATATTTGGTTCGATGTGGACCGAGCAAATGAAATGATGGATTGGGTTGAAACGTTTGTCCGTCATACTAAAGGTGATTTGGCTGGACAACCTTTTATCCTGGAAGATTGGGAGAAGTTTGCTTATTCCTGGATCTATGGATGGGTTCATAAGAATGAAAAAGGACAAATTGTCCGAGTTACTCGTGAAGCTTACATTCAGGTTCCTAAGAAGAATGGTAAAACTTTAATCGGTGTTGGTGCTCTTGGTTATGCAATGTACGGTGAAGGAGTACTCAGTGCCGATTGTTATTGTTGTGCGAGTGATTTTAACCAGGCACAATATGCAGCAAAGCCATTTGCAGCAACAATTATGAATCATGATGTATTAATGGAGTGCTCACACATTTATAAAGGTCCAAAAGGGACAATTTCCAGTGTGACCTATGATTATATTCGTGATGATTTAGCTTATCAAAATCAATTTATTGTTATGAGTAAAAACATTCAATCCATTGAGGGTTCCAATCCACACTTTATTTTAAATGATGAGCTTCATGCCCAAGAAAATATGGATCAGTACGATAACTTTAAATCAGCTCAGGTTTCTCGTGCTGAACCGATTATGTTTAATATTAGTACAGCTGGTAAAGGTTCTTCATCGGTTGGTATGCGAGTATATCGTGAAGCAAAAGAAGTATTGAAACGTGATGATAATGACTCAAGTTTCGTTATGATTTACGAACCGAATAAAAATTATGATTGGACAGACCGTAATGTTTGGGCAATGGTTAATCCGAATATTGGTGTGTCTGTAACGATGAGTGCACTTGAAACAGAATTCATCTCGGCATCACGTTCAGCGCATAAAAAAGCCGAATTCCTTTCTAAACATTTGAATGTATTCGTAAATGGGGCTGAAAACTTCTTTGAACAAGGACAAGTTGAGCATGTTCTTGTGGAAGACCTGGGCGATTTAACAGGTGAAACTTGCTATATCGGTTTAGACTTATCGAAAACAACCGATTTAACATGTGTGAGCCTGAACTTTCCTAACTCTGGTTATACCGAAGATGGAAAGTCTATTATAAAAGTTAAACAAATGTATTTTGTACCTAATGAAGATATTGAACATCGTGAAAAAGAAGATAATGTTCCATATACTGATATGGTTGAACGTGGTTTTGTTACTTTTTGTGATGGCAAGATGATAAATCAAGACCAGGTTATGGATTATATTGTGGAATGCCTAAACTTGTATGATGTACAACAAATAAACTATGATCCAGCGATGTCTCAAAAGTTAATTGAAAAACTTGAGAATCTTGGTCTGGAGTGCATTTCAGTAGGACAGTACCCTAACGTTATGAATGCCATGATGGATGATTCAGAAATACTTATTTATGAAAAACGTATAATGACTGATAATCCTTTGTTTGTTTATTGCGCTCTTAATGTTGTTGTTGTAACAAACATCAATGGAATGAAGGCACCAAGTAAGCGACAGTCCAAAAAGAAGATTGATGGATTTGTTGCTTTTTTATGTGCCCATAAAGAAACGATGATGGTTATGGATAGCATAACTGAAGAAGGCATGGATGAATTGATTGGAGATATTTATAGGTGAAGCACGAGTAATAATCTATTAATCATTAGTATTTTAAAACTAAATGCCGTTAATAGCGTTGATTGTCTAATTTAACTATTATGTAATCTGAGAATAAACAAGTACACATTGAATTTTGAGTTCTGAAATATAGCACTCAAAATATACTTGTATTGTGGCATATTTAACCAATTTTTGGTTGTTGAAGTGAAATTTGAGGAGGAATTGAAATGGCTAACATCAAGGGTGACTCTGATAATCCGAATGTTGCGGCAGTTTTTGGAGATAGTACTGGTGGACCGGGAGTTTGGGGCAACCATAAATTTGATCATCCGAATGCTTCTGGTGTGTACGGAACTAGTGTACACGGGGTTGGTGTCTGGGGAAAAGGCGGAAGATTAGCAGGTTTGTTTGAAGGTAATGTTGAGGTCATCGAAGGAAGAGTTTGGGCCAACAACATAGTACGTCATCCAAATGCTTCTGCTGTACTGGGAACTAGTGAATATGGGGTTGGTGTCTGGGGAAAAAGTAATAAATACATTGGAGTTTGGGGCGAATCAATAGGTTCAGATGAAAATGGAATATATCACCCTGGTGTGTACGGTCGTAGCAATTTTGGCGAAGGAGTCATGGGGGAAAGTAGCGCAGGTAGTGGAGTACATGGAAAGAGTACCGATGCAGAGGGGGTTTATGCTGAGAGTAATCGGGGGATTGCCCTTCTTGCTAAAACTCAGCACGGGGAGTTCCCAGCTCTGCTCATCGATCACGGTGGGGTAGGAAACCTCATTATTGGAAGAGACAGCCGAAAGGCTGAGGTTTTTAGAGTCCTGAATAGCGGTGACGTTCAAGTACGAGGGATTGCACTTACTAGTGACAAGAATGAAAAAGAAAATTTCTTAAATGTCAACACAATTGAAATTCTGGATAATCTAATGCAAATGTCAATCAAATCTTGGAATTATAAAACCGATCCAAATAACATACGTCACATTGGTCCAACAGCTCAGGATTTCCAAACTGCCTTTGGGTTAAATGGAGATGATGATGTACACATCTCAGGCATAGACATACAGGGCGTAGCCTTAGCTGCTATTCAAGGTTTAAACGAAAAACTCAAGGCTGAAAATGCTGAGTTACATACGAAATTAGCTAGACTTGAAGAACGTCTATCAGCTCTTGAGTCTAAGAGTTAAATTGAATGAAGGGATTAATCAGAAGGACCAAAAATGGTCCTTTTTCTATTGTGAAATATTAAATTATTTAACAGAGCTTGAATTTAAAGTCCAAATAAAAAAATTAAGGGATTTTGAAACGCTCGTTATATTGAAAGGCGGTGAGAAATTGGGTTTAAGGGATAGGTTTTCAAATTTTTTATTTAAAAAGGCTGAAAAGCGAGGCTATCTTGATGAGGTTTTAGGAAAGAGTATTCGTTATGGCGGTGTGTATGTTACGGATTCAAATATCTTACAATCTAGTGATGTGTATGAATTGTTACAAGATATTAGTAATCAAATGTTATTGGCTGACATTGTTGTGGAGGATGAATTTGGCAATGAAATTAAAGATGATATTCCACTTCAAATCTTAAGGAATCCTAACAATTATTTAACACAATCTGAGTTTATTAAATTAATGACAAATACCTACTTACTCGAGGGGGAAACATTCCCGATATTAAATGGTGCTCAAATACATTTAGCTTCAAATGTTTTTACAGAGCTAGATGATAATTTAGTAGAACATTTTAATATTGGTGGTCAAGAGGTTCCATCATTCATGATTCGTCATGTGAAAAATATCGGTGCAGATCATTTAAGAGGAAAAGGCCTTCTTGATTTAGGGAGAGATACACTCGAGGGCGTGATGTCGGCTGAGAAAACTTTAACTGACAAATATAAAAAGGGCGGACTATTAGCCTTCTTGTTAAATTTGGATGCCCATATCAATCCACAGAATGGCGCTCAGTCAAAGTTAATCAATGCAATTTTAGATCAACTGGAATCAATCGATGAAGCAAGGTCTGTAAAAATGATTCCGCTTGGAAAAGGGTACTCAATTGAGACACTTAAAAGCCCTCTAGACGACGAAAAGACCCTAGCATATCTAAATGTATACAAAAAGGATTTAGGTAAGTTTTTAGGCATAAATGTGGATACATACACAGAGCTAATCAAAGAAGATATTGAGAAAGCAATGATGTATATCCACAACAAAGCAGTGAGACCGATAATGAAAAATTTTGAAGACCATTTGAGTCTTCTTTTTTATGGTCAAAATTCGGGGAAACGAATTAAATTCAAGATTAATATTCTTGATTTTGTGACTTATAGCAACAAGACAAATATCGGTTATAACCTTGTTCGTACAGCCATTACTTCACCTGATAATGTTGCCGACATGCTTGGATTCCCTAAACAAAATACAAAGGAATCACAAGCTATATACATTTCAAATGATCTAACTGAAATCGGCAAGAAAGAAGCGGCCGATGGTTCATTGGGAGGAGGTGAAGAGAATGAAAATTGAGGTCCGAGGGAATCAAGTCATACTTGATGGTTATGTAAATGTTGTGGATAGAGAAAGTCGAATGTTGCCTTCTCCCAGAGGATATTTCAAAGAGAAAATTGCTCCTAAAACGTTTGAAAAAGCGTTAAATAAGGCTCAGAATGTGGACTTGCTTTTTAACCATGATAAAACTAGGAAACTAGGGTCTACTGAAAACGGAAATCTGGAATTGTATGAAGACAATATTGGTTTAAGAGCCATTGCTACAGTTACAGATGAACAAGTGATTGAGAAGGCAAGAAATAAAGAATTGCGTGGTTGGTCATTTGGCTTTGTTTCTGAAAAGGACTCCTGGGAAGAGGGCGAAGCTGGTGTTCAAAAACGCTCTATTGAAGAATTAGAACTATTAGAAGTTTCTATTTTGGATATGACACCAGCTTATGTTGCGACTTCCATTGAAACCAGGGGCGAAAATACAGCCATGATTGAAATGAGAAGTGAAGAAGCAGCTGTAAAAACAGTTGTGGAAGATGATACAGAAGAAAGAAACAACATTATTAAACAAATAAAAAAAGTCTTGGAGGAAAATTAGCATGAATTTAAAAGAAATCTTAAACGCATCTTTAAAAAGAACGAAATCTCGATTAGCAGAATTACAAGGGAAAGTAGAAAAAAATGAAGTTCGTTCAGAAGAATTAACAGCTGTAAAAGCCGAAGTAGAGCAATTAACAAAAGAAATTCAAACTATTTCTGAGGAATTAGCAAAATTAGAAGAGAAAGAAAAAGAAGAAGACCCAAACAAAAAGAAAGACGATGATCCAGAGAAAAAAGAAGATCCAGCAGCAAAAGAAAATCCGAATACACAAACACAACTATCAGAAGAACAGCGCTCTGTTATTAGTGCGGCTATTGCAGCGGCTCTTTCTACCGAAGGTCATAAATCTACTAAAAATAAAAAGGTAGAGATTCGTTCGGCATTTGCTAATTTTGTCGTAGGTAATATTTCAGAAATGGAAGCACGTGCTTTAGGCATCGAAATTAACAATGGTTCTGTTACTGTTCCGGTTGAAATTTCCAAAGAAGTTATCAGTTATGCGCAAGAAGAAAACCTATTACGTAAATATGGTACTTATGTGTCTACAGATGCTGATATAAAATACCCTGTACTTGTTAAAAAAGCGGAAGCAAATGTATCAAAAACAGAACGTGCGAAATCAGGTAAAGAAATCACACCAACTGATATTGAATTCGATTCAATTGACTTAGATCCAGCGGAATTTGATGCACTAGCTACAATTACTAAAAAGCTTCTTAAACGAACTGGTGTGAAAATTGAACAAATCGTTATTGATGAATTGAAAAAAGCGTATGTACGTAAAGAAATAAATTTCATGTTCCGAGGTAATGATGTTGGAAATGAAAACCCTGGGGCTCTGGCTAAAAAATCAGTTCCGTTTTATGAAACTGTACCTGTAAAGGTAGGAGAAGCAGGTTGGTCTCAAGTTTTACAAGATGAATTAACAATTATGACTGGTGTACCAGTTACGGAAGTAATTAAGAAGGCGAAATGGATTGTAAACCGTGCAGCGTATAATCTTTTAAATCGAATGACGGATGTCAATGGTCGTAAATTACTTACAAAAACAAATGGCATTTATGAATACGATGGATTCCCACTTGATTTCACAGATGCAGCAAATAAATCAGATACGGACGTTACAACGCCTGTATTCTATTTTGGTGATTTCAGTGCCTTCCACATTCAAGAAGTTAAGGGTGGTATGGAACTTCAAAAGTTAATTGAAAAATACGCTGGAACAAACCAGGTTGGGTTCCAAATTTACAACCTTATCGATGGACAGTTGATTTATTCTCCATTCGAACCAGCTGTTTACCGTTATGAAGTTGGTGAAGTTAAGCCAGGTGCTTAATATGGATGATTTAATTGAGAAATTAAAATCTCATATTCATTGGGAAGAGGGTATGGATGAAACCATGCTCTCTTTTTATATCACTCAAGCAAAGACTTATGTAAGGAATGCAACAGGCAAACAGACCGAATATCTAATTATTATGGTCGCCGGTATTTTCTATGATTACAGGGTCGCTGAAAAAGAATTAGAACAAGCACTTGATGCTTTAACACCGTTCTTTGTCCAGGAGGTTTTTGTCGATGAAGAGACAGACGAATAAACTCAAATGGATGGGTGAGCTACTTAAATTAGGAGAAACCATTAATCCTGAAACAGACCGTGTTGTGATGGTCTATCCGAAAGTTCGTAACATGAAATATAACAACATCGGCGTAACCGCCACTGATAAATTCACAACAAAAGATACGAATGAAATTGTAAAGAAAATTGAGGTTCGTATTGATCGGGAGATTGAAAACAATCAAAAGGATTACCGTGTAAAAGTTGGCGGTCGTATTTACGATATTGAGCGTATTTATGTAAAAGAAGAAGAACGTTTGATGGAGGTGTCACTGTCTTATGCAAATTAGCTTTGAACAGTTACGAGCTCTTATGAAACAATCTGGTATTCCAGTTTCTCGTGATAGTGCTCCTACTAATACAGATTACCCTTATATTGTGTATGAGTTTGTGAATGAGCAACATAAAAGAGCTTCTAATACTGTCTTGAAAAATATGCCACTTTATCAGATTGCTGTTATAACAAATGGTACTGAAAAAGATTACGAGCCATTAAAGGCTGTTTTTAACGAAGCAGGCGTTTCTTATTCTCAGTTTGATGGAATGGGTTATGACGAGAACGACGACACTATCACGCAGTTTATAACGTATGTGCGGTGTATTCAGTAATGGCTTCTAATAATAATGGATTCGCTGAGGCATTAGAAGATATCAATACGTTATTAAGGGTTGATAAACAAGTAAGTCTTGATGTACTAGATGAAGCAGCGAAGTATTTTGCAGCGGAATTAAAAAAACGCATTAAAATGTCGAATAAGAACAAGCGAACACATTTGAAAGAGAGCTTGAAAGTTGTTGTGAAAAATGATCGTGTCTCTGTGGAATTTGAAGATGCAGCGTGGTATTGGTATTTAGCTGAACATGGTCATAAAAAAGTAAACGGTAAAGGTCGAGTAAAAGGACTTCATTTTTCTCAAAACACTTTCGATGCAGAAGGTGACAAAATTGCCGATATTATGGCACAAAAAATAATAAATAGAATGTGAGGGTAATAAATATGCCAATTGTAAATAAAGAAATTCAATATTCCGTAGGGATTGAAGAGTTGTATTTATGCATGATGGAAGGTGAGGAATCAACTGATGCACTTCCTACTTATGAAGAGGATATTTATAAGCAAACAAATATTTCTGATTTGACGATTTCCACTACCTCTACAAACTTTACAAAGTGGGCTTCTAATAAAAAGATTATTAATATCGTAAAAAATACAGCGTTTGGATTAGCTTTTAATCTTGCTGGTCTAAATCGTGAAGTAAAAGATAAAATCTTTGCAAAAACACGTAAAAAAGGTGTGTCTTTTGAAACGGCAAAGGCGAAAGAATATCCAAAGTTTGCAGTAGGTGTTGTATTTCCACTGAATGATGGAACAAAAGTATTACGTTGGTATCCGAAATGTACAGTCGCTCCAATAGAAGAATCTTGGAAAACACAGAATGAAGAAATGACTGTGGATGACGTTGCTTACACAATTACAGCAGATCCATTGTTATTTAACGATGTTACACAAGCTGAATTAGATACTGGTGATCCAGATGCAAAAGGAATTAAAGTTACTGATTTCTTAAAACAAGTTATTTGCGATGAATCTCAATTAGCGCAATTAGGTGGAACTACTGGACAATAAGGAGTGATATTATGGCACGTTTAAGTGATTTAGTTAACGTTGATATAAATAGAAATAAAATTAAGATACAGAAGGTGGAAATCCCTGTTATTTTCACAATGGATTCATTTCCTTATGTGGAAGAGTCATATGGTGGGGATTATCATGTATTCGAAAAAGAATTACATGGAATGATGGCGAAGGAACAATTTAGCTTAGGTGAAAAAGAAATTAAGTTAATGAGTACGCTGATTTATGCGATGGTCCGCAGCGGAGGTACTGAATGTACACCAGAAGAAATTAAAAATTCAATACCTATGTATGATTTACCTGATGTTTTCAAAGTTGTAATGGAAATTTTCCAAGGTCAAACTTTCCAAAACTCTGATATGGAGAAGTTGAAGCAAGAAAAAAAGTAAAGAACATACTGAATGAAAATCAAGAATCTCAGTCCGAATTGGATTGGGATTTTTATTTTTATGTCGGTAATACGTTGCTTGGATTAAGTATGGATGACTTTTGGAAAATTACTCCTAATCATTTTTTAAAGCAATTCATTATGCATCTTCGATACAACAACCCGGATGCATTGAATGAGAAGAAGCCAAAAAAAATTTACACGCTAGATCAAACTCCGTTCCGATAAGTGAGGTGAGAAAATGGCAGGAAATAATAAAGAAAGAAACGTCGTTCTTAATTTCAAAATGGATGGACAAGTTCAGTATGCTCAGACATTAAAGCAAATCAATATGGTCATGAATAATGCAGCAAAGGAATATAAAAATCATATTGCAGCAATGGGGCAGGATGCCACAATGACCGATAGATTAGTAGCCGAAAAGAAGAAGTTAGAAATTCAAATGGAAGCAGCTAAGAAACGTACAGCGATGTTACGTTCTGAATATCAAGCGATGTCTAAAGATACAAATACGACAGCTGAACAACTCAATAAAATGTACGGTAAGTTACTTGATGCAGAACGTGCGGAAACTTCTCTTAATACAGCGATGAAACGAGTTAACGAAGGTCTTTCAGAACAAGCAATTGAAGCACGAGAAGCGCGCGGTACATTACTTGATTTACAAGAGAATTCTAAGAAACTTGAAGCCGAACAAAAGCGTTTAACAAGCTCATTCAAGCTTCAAAATGCCGAATTAGGAGCAAATGCTAGTGAAGCTGATAAGTTGGAATTGGCTCAGAAGCAATTACGTCAGCAAATGGAAATGACCGATAGAGTCGTCCACAATTTAGAACAACAATTAAGCGCAGCAAAGCGTGTGTATGGTGAGAATTCCACAGAAGTACAACAGCTAGAAACAAAATTGAATCAAGCTAAAACTACACTGAAGCAATTTGAAAACTCGTTACAAAGTGTTGGTCGTAGTGGAGATCAAGCAGCGGACGGTATGGCTGAGTTAAACAATAAGATGGATTTACACAATTTTTTGGAAGCTAGTGAAGTTTTACAAGGGATGTCAGAGAAACTGATTGAACTTGGTAAAGCAGTTATGGGGGTAGCTATAGATTTTGATACTTCTCAAAGAAAGATTCAAGCTTCATTAGGATTGACTGGGAAAGGTGCAGAAAACCTTCAAAAGATTGCTGTCGATACCTGGAAAAAGGGTTTTGGTGAAAATCTAGAAGAGGTAGATAATGCGCTGATAAAAGTCTATCAAAATATGCGTGATGTTCCACATGAGGAATTGCAAGGAGCATCAGAAAATGTATTAACATTAGCTAAAGTCTATGACGTGGACCTAAACGAAGCCACTCGTGGTGCAGGACAAGTAATGAGCCAATTTGGATTATCTACTGAGAAAACATTTGATCTATTAGCAGCAGCTGCCCAAGAGGGTCTTAATTATTCAGATGAATTATTTGACAACCTTTCAGAATATGTTCCCCTCTTCAAACAAGCAGGGTTCTCAGCTGAAGAGATGTTCACCATTCTTGCGAATGGAACGCGTGACGGCGCTTATAATTTGGATTATATCAATGATACAGTTGCTGAATTCGGAAAGAAAGTACAAGACGGATCAAAAGGCACGGCTGATGCGTTTGCTGATCTTTCTGAGGAAACACAATCAGTTTGGAAATCATTTAATGATGGTAAAGCAACAGCCGCTGATGTATTTAAAGCTGTAATAAGTGATTTAGGAAGTATGGATGACAAGGTAAAACAGAATCAAATTGGAGTCGGGTTGTTTGCTACTCGTTGGGAAGACATGGGTGCTAAAGCTGTATTAGGTCTTACTGATGTAAATGGTGGTCTTGGTGATGTAAATGGCCGTATGGATGAAATGAAAAAGCTTCAAGAAGAATCATTCGGTCAGCAATTTCAAAGTGCATTGCGAGAAACACAAGCAGCATTAGAGCCACTTGGAAAGAAGATGGCTGAATTAGCTAAAGATATTTTACCACCAATAGTTGATGGGATTAAATCATTAATAGATTGGTTTACAAAATTACCAGGACCAGTCCAAATATTTGCTGGAGTATTAGGGGTTTTAAGTGTTGCCTTTCTTGTATTAACCCCTATTGTTGCAGCATTAGCAATTTCATTTATGGCGTTAGATATTGCTTTGTTACCTATAATCGGTATTATCGTAGGTCTTGCAGCAGTTATAACGGGAATTATTTTAGTAATTCAGAATTGGGGAGCCATAACCGATTGGCTTTCTGAAAAGTGGTCCCAATTCTCATCATGGTTCGGTGAATTATGGTCTAGTTTAGTTCAAGCCTGTAGTGATGGGTGGTCTTCCACAGTTGATTATTTCTCGGGTGCCTGGTCTTCATTTATTGAAATGATGCATAGCTTTTTTGACCCGATAGGTCAATTTTTTAGTGAATTATGGTCAGGAATTGTCGAAACAGCGTCATCTTGGTGGTCGTCACTTGTCGAAACAGCATCTGAATTGTGGGGGGCATTGACTCAGGCTTGGCAAGATACGTGGAATATGATACTTACCGTCTTAGATCCAATTATTTCATTAATTTCTACGGTTCTAGAGGCAGGATGGCTATTGATGCAAGCAGGAACGCAAATTGCTTGGGCTGCCATTAGTAAATACATTATTGATCCGATGGTTGAAGCGTATAATTGGTGTAAATCTCAACTCGGGGAGCTAGTTTCCTGGTTGAATTCACAGTGGGAAACGGTGAAATCTTATACACTCGCAGCGTGGAATTTGGTAAAACAATACGTTATTCAACCGGTTCAAGAATTGTGGAATTGGACAAAGCAAAAACTTGGGGATTTAGCTAACTGGATATTATCAAACTGGGAAACTATAAAATCCTATACACTTACGGCGTGGAATTTAGTGAAAAAATATGTTATTGACCCAGTAACTGAAGCCTATAATTCAACTAAGCAAAAATTTACTGATTTATATAATTCAGCTAAAGAAAAGTTTGATGCAGTGAAGAATGCAGCGCAAGAAAAATTTGATGCGGCTAAACGCAATATCATTGATCCGATAAGTGAGGCTGTAGACAAGGTAAAGGGATTAATTGATAAAATCAAAGGATTCTTTGATGGACTAAAATTAAAAATACCTAAACCTGAAATGCCACCGATGCCACACTTTAGCTTAGAAACTAGTACAAAGAATGTTTTAGGAAAAGACATTGTATATCCATCTGGTATTGGTGTGAAATGGAATGCTAAAGGTGGGATTTTCACTCGTCCAACTATTTTTGGAATGAATGGCGGGCAACTTCAAGGTGCTGGTGAAGCTGGACCAGAAGGTGTTTTACCGTTAAATAAAAAGACATTAGGTGCGATTGGTGAGGGCATTGCAGCAACAATGAAAAGTGAACCTACTCAAGTTCATATTCATAATCCTGTTGTGAGAAATGACCGTGATATTGACCTTATGTATGAGAAAGCTGATGAATGGTTTTCACAACGTGGTCGAAATATGCAAGTAGGAGTAGGGAGGAATCAATTTGGTTGATATAGTTATTGATAATGAATTAGTAAATGATTATGGTATCTCTCTTGTTGGTCGCCCTAAAATTCCAACCGCAGAACAAGAAGTAGAGTTTATACAAGTACCTGGCCGACATGGATCATTGACGAAAAAAGGGGCGTTTAAGGACGTCTCTTTAAAAATTAAATTTAATATGCTGGAATTAGAGGAAGACTTAAAGCCTTTAATTCGTCGTATGAAAGCAAGGCTAATGAAGGGGAAAACATTGAGTTTCACTGATGATGAACATGTATATAGAAAAATAAAACATGTTGAAATTGGCGATATAGAAAATGAAATTGAAGAACACGGGGAGTTTGAAGCGAATTTTACCTTTGACCCATTCGAATATGCTATAGCGGTGCCTTTAACATTAACTGAATCTCAAATACTATTTAATCCTGGTACATTTGAAGCAGAACCGAGATTTGAGGTGTTTGGTAGTGGTGATTTACGACTAACAATAAATGATTCATCGTTTCAAATAAAAGCTGTTACAAATTCCGTTGTGGTAGATTCAGAACTTTTAATTGCTCATTCTGGTACAACTCCAATGAAAACAATCGGTGCATTCCCTGTTTTGTCAGAGGGAAATAACAAAATTCAATGGTCTAGTAATGTTACTAAAATTATAATAGAACCGCGGTGGAGATATAAATGATTGTATTGTATGAACCAAACGAAACAGATTTTACAGATAACGGAATCGGTATTTTAGATAAATATATTTATGGTGCAACTGTTGAGGAAGTGCTCAACGGTTTATTTGTATTTAAATTTAGTTATCCGTTGTTTGCTCCATATGGTAATGAAATCAATGGAATGAGTATTATAAAGGTACCGACTCCTGACGGAGACCAATTATTCAGAGTTGCATCGTACAATCCTAGTATGGGGGAATTGACAGCACAATGTTATCACATCTTCTATGATTTAACGGAAAATCTTATTGAAGATATATATATTGATAATCAAACAGGGAATACAGCGATGGATCGCATAGCAACTGGGTGCCAATATAAGCATCCCTTTACTTTTTCTTCTGATCTAACAAAGGTAGCAAGCTCTCGTATTGTAAGGGAAAATCCTGTTGAAATCATTTTGGACAACAGTCAAGAAAATGCTTTTGTGAATCGTTGGGGTGGCGAATTAAAACGAGATAATTTTGATGTGAAGATGTTAAGAAGTCGTGGAAGGGATAGAGGGGTCGTAATTAGGCATAAAAAAGACCTTTTAGGGTATGAAGGGGTTGTGGATTGGAAAAGCCCTGTTACTCGTATTATGCCACAAGGATTCAATGGGCTATTTTTACCGGAAAAATATGTTGATAGTCCTCTTATTAATAAATACCCTCACCCTAAGATTCGTATTGTGGAATTTAAGGATATTAAGGCAGCTATTGGTGAGAATGCTAAGGATGAAGATGCTGTTCCACTTGAGGAAGCCTATAAATTATTGCGTAAAGCATCAAAAGATATGTTCGATAATCAGCATGTGGACCAACCAAAAGGAACGTATAAGGTTTCATTTCAAGAGCTATCACAGACAGAGGAATATAAGGACTATGCAGTGTTACAAAGTGTTTATATGGGTGACATCGTCACTGTGGAACATAAAGAAGATGGCGTTGACGTCCAAGCGAAGGTAAATGCTTATAAATATGATCCAATTAAAAAAGAATACATCAATTTAACGATTGGCAATTTTAAAGAATCGTTTGCAGATATACGAGGAAAAATTGACCAAATGAAAGATGACCTGTCGGATATGAATGTTTCTATACTTGAAGCCGCTAAAGAGCATGCGACAAATCTTATTAATAGCGGTTTTGGTGGTCATGTACGTAATCATCCTGACAAGATCTTAATCATGGATACAAAAGATGAAATGACAGCCAAAAAAGTTTGGCAATGGAATATCAATGGTTTAGGTTATTCGTCCACAGGAATTAATGGACCATATGGGCTTGCGATGACAATGGATGGACGGATTGTTGCTGATTTTATAACAACGGGTATATTAAATGCAGCTCTTTTAAAAGCTGGTACGATTAAAGGGCAAAAAGGAAATATGACCATAGACCTTGATAACGATAAGATGAAAATAGCTAACGGGGCAATATCCATTCTTAGACCTGATGGTTATGAAGTTATTAGTGATGGTATGGCAAAGTTTGATTTAACCGTGGATTCTCACGAACCTATGTATATAGGTGAAGGCGTTTATGTTAACGGGTGGTGGTGGGTTACTACTGTAACAATCCCGCGAGAATGTCAAGTATACACAATTAGGCACCAAGCTAGGTATTTAAAACTGCATCTAGGTGTATTTGTAGACGCAGGCGGAACAGGAAGAGTAGAAGTAGCGGAAATTCGTGGCGGTACAGGTTCTGTAAAGGTAGCCGAAAGAACTTTTACAAACGGTCAAGGCGGAAATGAAGCGAGCGCAGGAGTTACATTGACTGTAGATTTAGGTGTGCCAGATGGGAAAATGAAATCATTCGTTTTATCGGTTGGAAGCGTAGGCGGCGGCGAAAAAAGAGCGTTTTGCAGAAAAATTAGAACTTGGCTAGAGGGTTAAACGAGGGAGGTGTGCTTACATGACAAGACTATTCAATTTAAACTTAGATGTAATTTATAGCTATAGTTTCTTACAAGAACCAATTGAAGTTCGTAAGGATGATAGAGACACAACAACTGTGGAAGTCACTGCAACGAATAAAGGGAAACCTTTTAACCTAAAAGGCTGGAAAATTGTTTATGAATGTCGATTAACAAACGGTAGTTTTGTAAGGGATGATGGTAGTAAATTCAGCAACATTAAGGTAATTGATGAGGCGAAAGGTATATTTCGATATACGTTTATCAATGAAGCAATTAGTACGATTGGTAAGGTAACAACAGCGTATTTCGCATTTGAAAAGGTTGATAACGCTTTGCAGAATCCAATTGATAGAGTTACAACAAGAGATTTCAAATATAAAGTAATTAGTGATGCTATTTCGGGTTCTAGTGGCGTTGCGGCTCACTACGTATCTGAGTTAGAGAAAATCATCGAAGAAATGAAAAAAGCATCTGACGAAATGGATTTGGATGCAATTCTAAAGAAAATCAAAGAAATCCAAGATCAAATCGGTAAAGTGGACTTTGTTAAACGTGGCGGCGACACGATGACGGGAGACTTGAACTTCGATGCAACTCAATCGCTGAAAAGAATAACTTCATATGATGGTGTCAAAGCGTTGTTTTCGTTAGCGTTCGCTAAGAATGGCATGTTTTTTGCTGAAGATAGACAAAATCAAAACCTCAACATTTTTGTTTATGATCCCGCGAAGCAAGAATTTGTTTTAAATGCTAATACAAACCTTCTAAAGAAAACAGAGATATACAAAGATTGGATTAGAGCAGACGGTCGTCCTAACAGACTTGCTGATGAAACAGACTTAAATACTGTAACAAAAGCAGGAATTTATGATGTCAGAAACCCGAAAAACTCACCTATAGGATATTGGGCATTTTTGGAAGTTATTCAACAGACGGATCAATATGTTTTACAAAGATTGACTTCATTCATTTCTACACAAAGAAATAAAATGTGGACAAGAACATCCATTAATGGTGTTTGGGACGATTGGGAGGAAAAAGGCGGCTTAGAAAAAGTTGCGGCAGACCCTATGACGCACTTAAATAGCGCTAAAATTTTAACTCGTTTACCTACAAAACAGAGTGTGAGTGGTCGTGAATTATGGCTACAATGTACTAACGTCAACGATGATAAACAAGAAATATACACTAACTATCAAGATGATGGCGGTGTATCTAGAATTGAAATCTTTGGATTTGACGGTAAATCTAAGGGTGCAAAACAATTCAGTATCAACCCAAACTCGTATACAGAATCGTTACCGTACTTCTATCAAGGCTCTGACTTGATGTTTATCGTGCGAACCACGTCAGATTCTAGATACAATATTTTTAACTGGACCAAAGGCACATTGAGTGCAGCTTATCAATTACAAGGTCGTCGAACAATTGCTGTACGTGACGGAAACCGAATGATTACAGTCAAAGAGAATCAACAAACGGGTGCTATCACTGGAATGTATATCTACGATTGGGATTCAGTGACTAAAGGTGCACCGAAGTTGATCGGAGAAAAGGATTTTGAAACCACTTCTAATACACCAGAAAAGACTCAAGGTGTAGTGCAAAACAAAGGTTATACGTTCTTATGCCAAGGAGAATGGAAGGGTCATCCACACATGACTGTTATTAGCAATACAGGTAGGATACAGAATGTGTTCCGTTATTCTAAACGTTCACTTGCTGAGATTATCAACAAACAATACCCTAATGCTATTGCAGCAAGTCAAATGGATACGTGGGAATATGAGTCGGAAGGTGGTTGCACTTATAAAGGTAGGTTGGTAACGACTCAAGTTGCTCCTGACTGGGCTTATCTGTTCATTCACAATTCAGCTGATGGAACGCCTATTGAGATAGAACCTGATAGTACGCAGGCAGCTAGTAGTGGCAGTAGTGGACTACCTACGGCATTTTGGTTCAATCGTAGTTCGTTTAATTACGGCACTGGAAACAATGTTGTTAAGCATGACAAAGACCCTCGTTGGACTCAAGGTAAAGTACCTGTGACTTATGATGGGACTTACTATAAAACTACCGAGGACGGCATGTATGACATCGATGTATTCTTTTCTGCACTTTGTAAAGGGGCGGCAGCTGAACATACTATTGCCGTGGACTTTATGCGTGATTCGGATAATTCGGTTTCATCTACTTTTGAACTCGCTAGCTTTGCTAATGGGTATGAAAACCGTTATGCCCGACTCTACGGGCAACTTACATGGTTTATTGAGAAAGATACACGTTTCAAAATCATGTATAAAAATAATGATAACGCATCTTCAGAACACTATGAAACTCGCGTGACCATCAGAAAAACGTAAAATTAATGAAAGATTATCAGTAATGTAGGAGCATGCACATGCCTCTATTCTTATTGCCGAAAAGGAGGGTATGCTATGGGCATGAATCAAATAATTGAATTGACTGTCGATATTCAAGATGGGATTACTCATTCTTATAAGGAGTTTTCTCAAAATAATCTAAATAACTCAGAATTAATTTTAAACATTGCTGATGGTGGAAAAGAATTCTCTTTAGAAGAAAAAGATAAAATCATTGTATATTTTCAAAAGCCCGATAAGCAATTTGTGTTCCAGGATAAGGATATTGTTGTGTTAGATAAAACGAAAGGGAAAATTAAAGTCTTATTAACAGCTCAAACAATTGTGGTTCCTGGAACTGTTTATGGTGAAATCTCTATTGAACGAGTAGAAGGTGGAGTTAAAAAACGTACAAGCACATATAGCTTTACTTTTAGGGTTCGTTCTTCTCTGGCATCAAATGAGATAATTGAATCTACAAATGAGTTTGGTCCTTTACAGAAAGGGATTGAAGTAGGAGAGAAATTTAAAGATGTGGATTTCGATCCTATTATTGCAGCTGGTGAATTAGCAAAGGGAGCGTTACCGAAAACGGGCGGTACCATGACGGGGAACTTTAACTTCCAGACTAAAGACGGCGCAAAAATGTTGCAATGGTACAACGATCAAACTCAGCTAGGAAGAGTTGTTTTTCACCCTTCGGGATTAGTTGAATGGTTCGGAAGAAATGGAGCGACCGAAACAAGTGCTTGGAATTATTCTCCAACTACTAATACATTTAATATTGTATCGAATACAAACCTTGTCAAAAAAGCAGAAGCGTTCTACGACTATGCTAGTCCTAATGGTAATGCTGTAAATATTAATGGGTTTAACTTAAATACAGTAGTCAAAACAGGTCTTTATGGAGGTAACAATCTTGCGAATGCTCCGAGAGCGGGATACTGGTACATTGAAGTTGTTCGATATTCTGATGTAAAGTACGTTAAACAGACTGCCACTCTTCTTACAAGTGGTGCAGTGACAGAAGTATGGGTAAGACGTATGAATAACGATGTTTGGGACAACTGGGGGCGTCTTGCTCATGAGTCTGAAGTAGTTAGGAAATCAGGCGACACTATATCAGGGGACATTCTAATGGATAAGGGTGATGGGTCTAATTTACTTGTAGGGTTCGGAACAGGTGTAGCTGGAAAGAGGAATTACCTCTATGGAGGTAAGGACCGTATAGGTGTTTACTCTGATGAGGCTGATCAACTTGTATGGAGATACACTCCTTCTACACGAACGGTTGATATTGGTGCCGATACTGTAAAGACGAAGAAAGACGGACGAGTTAACTTGACATTGACAGCAGATGGATCAAACCCAGACGTTAATTACCCTTTAACAGCTACACGTAGAGGAAATACAGTCACAGTTAGTGGCTCTGTAATGCTTAATTCTGCAACTACAGGAGCAACAATATCAAACTTACCCGTAGATATGCGCCCAGTAGGGAACGTCAATATGTACACTCCAGTTAAATCAACAACCTCTGGGGATGTCATGCAAGTATTCATAAATGCTACATCAGGTGCACTTGCATTATATGGGGCTAGAGGTAAAGCGGTCGATTTCGTAATGACCTATACAGTAAATTAAAAAGGAGGGAATCTAAATGGCTAAGTATTACGGATATTGTTATGACGATGAAGGTAAATTCACTGAAATTATTCCTTTAGAAGAGAAACCGATTTATGAAAAACAAACTACCTTTGAAGAAGAAGCTCAAGTGGTAGTGACTCCCTTTGAAGCATGTGAAGCTCACAAGGACTTGCCCGTAGAGGAAATCGACCCCGAATGTCCTGATTGTAAAGATCAATCATATGAGGAAGTTATCGTAAAGATTCCCCGTGTGGTGGATGTCATTATAGGTTATGAGCCTGACATTCCTGAGAATTGTACTTTAGAAGTTTGTCCCGATGGTATTTACTATCCTATATGTGTGGAAGGTAAATGGGTGAAAACAGTAGAGCCACAACCTGAAGAACCACAACCTGAGGAACCTTCAGAAGTAGACAAGCTTAAAAAAACACTGGAATTAATGCAGCAAGCTATGGATGAAATCATTATGAATAATCCGGGTAAAGAAGAATTTAAAACGCTGAACGAGCAACAAGCGCTGATTCAAAAGGCTGTAGATGAATTGATTTTCGAGACTATGAAGGTTCCAGAAGAATAAAAAGAGGTGATGAAAAGTGGCTGAGTATATGGCACAACGTGTAATCGATGAAATTTATACGTATACGGTTGTTATTATAAAGATGAAGGCGTACAAAGAAAGAATTGATAAATATTTAACTGACAATGGAAGAGCAGATTTAATTACAGATAGCGCACAATAGAGGGCTTTTTATTTTGAATAAAATGCAGCTTATAAAACAAAGAGGGGCGATTTCGCTTCTCTTTTTCTTTTGGGGAGATGAGAACAATGGAGGATGCAATTTTCAATTCAATGATGCAACAAGGAGCATTCGCAGCATTATTCGTGTGGATGCTTTTTACTACACAAAAAAAGAATGAGCAGCGTGAAGAGCAATATCAAAAGGTCATTGAAAAGAACCAGGGTGTAATTGAAGAACAAGCAAAAGCCTTCAGTTCATTAGCAAATGATGTATCAGATATCAAACAAAAAATCATGGGGAATGGTGATGTAAAATGAAAAAATCTATTAAAGTATTAAGTTCAGTTGCAACGGCTTCTATTATTCTATTAACATCTGTAGGAAGTGTTTTTGCAGATAGAGAAATGATTATTCCAGATTTACCAAAGCAAGGATATAGATATGGTGTCGGTGCATATGAGGGGGTAGTAGCGCATTCCACAGCGACACCAGAAGCACCTGCTATCAATATTAGAAATTATGAAGCTAGAACATGGAGAAATGCTTTTGTGCATTATGCAACGGATTGGGATGAAAACATCCAAATTGCATCTACTAAATATCGTGCATGGGGTGCAGGTCCAGCGGCAAATGCTAGATTTGTACATGTAGAACTATCTGAAACTAGTGACCCTATTAAATTCAAAAAATCGTATGAAAGATATGTAAAGTTGCTTGCAAAAATCTTAAAAGATAGAAATATCCATCCAAGTGTTGGGCTATGGACTCATAAAGATATCACTTACAAATTAGGTGGTACAGATCATGAGGACCCAATACAATATCTAAAGAGTCATGGTGTATCAGAATCCCAATTTAGAAACGATGTATTAAAGGCATATAATGGTGATTCTGTATCAATTAAACCAAAGCCACAAGAACCATCTGAAAGTGTAACAGAAGCAAGTGGTGTGGCTTATATTGATGGTCAAAATGTAAATCTTCGATCTGGACCATCCACAAGCAATGATGTCATTCGCAAGCTACAAAAAGGGGAATCATATAAAGTCTGGGGCAAAGTAGGAAACTGGTTGAATCTTGGAGGGAATCAGTGGATTTATAACGATGCATCATACATTCGCTATAAAGAAGAATCTTCATCTGTGGAAGGTAAACGTGTAGTTTCTAAAGTGAATGACTTACGATTCTATTCAAAAGCTTCCTGGGCTGATAGAGATGTTGCAGGAACTGTCGATGAAGGTTTAGGGTTCACTATCATTGATAAAGTATCTGTAAATGGCTCGCAGCAGTATAAAGTGAAGAATAGTAGAGGTAATGTGTTCTATATTACAGCTAGTTCATACTATGTAAATGTAAAATAAAAGAAAAAAGACTAAGGTAATTATCTTAGTCTTTTTTTGAGTTGTAAAATGATTCATATGGCTTTAGATAAATCCTTTTACCTGTTCGCAAATCTTGATAATAAGTATCATCAGAGAATTCTTGGAAAGGGAATTTAGAATCGGCTGTAAGTAGATTTTGTTTTGATGCGTATTCAATTAAGTTAGGTGGTATTAATTGTTTTCGAGAAAATTCATGTACTAATAATAAATAGAAAAAAGTCAAATTTTTTTCAGGTGTACGTTTGAGGGATCCTAAATAACAATCTTCATTAGGGATAACATGAATATTATTTAAACCATGTTTATGAAAGTGAAGTATAGTTCCTTGATCAAGAATACATACTGTATTAATCCTATACTTTAAATCAACTTCTTTATTTAATTCAACCACATTTTCACAAACGTTTTCTATAGTACTATCCGCTTGGAATGCAAAAACAAATCCATGTGGTATAGGATGTGGAAGTTTTGATAAAGCTTTAATACTTTTTATATTTTCAATACATGTAAGTAATTCTCGTTTTGAGAGAGTTGATTTAACTTCAATAGTTCCATAAACACTTTCAACGGGAATGATCTTTGTGTTTTCTTCGTTATGAAGAAGAGGAGCATTAAAAGCGTCGTATATAATAATATCTTGTTGTCTACTTTGGTCACCATCAGAGTTAACAACTATTCCGCTCCCTATCTTAAATTTTTCGGGAAGATGTTTTTCTAAGAAATTTGATACTTCATGTTCTCTGACGTCACCCTTTAGGCCGTTATGTTTAAATACCTTTGAAGCTTCGAAATCTGCCATCAATTTTTTGGCTACAGACTCTATAAAACTAAAATTCATAACTATTCCCCTTTTATTAGTATAGAAACTAGTGTTCAATTAATATGTTGAAGGATTTAATCAAATTATTATAAATCAGATATCTTTTTAACTTGTTTTTCCTTCTTCTTAAAATTCTTCTTGTATTCTTTGAACTCTTGTTTATCTACATGAAATTTTTCACCAGTAGCAACGTTTTTTACTAAGTATGCTTTAGTTACGGACATTTTTATTAAAGCGTAAATACCAACCAGTGCAATTGAAAATCCAAGTGTAGGAATGATTAATAGTATTCCGATGATGATTAGCGCTCTATCTAAATTGCTATCTACACGTTTTAACACTAAACGTTTTCCAGTTGCAGCTTGAGCTTGTTCTAATTGTTGCATACGTTGTAAGGATGCAATTGTATCATAACTCATGAAATCACCTCCTTGAAGTAATAAGTAAATCAT